CAATGTTTATTTGTGCTGGGTCAGTATCTAATATTTGCAATAACTTATTCGCAGCAAAATTGCCATTGGTTGTTGTTATTCCAAATAGGTTACAATCAACATTTATTAAGTTCCTTCTATAATTGTTAATGTATTCCTTCATTATTGTTTGGCTTAAACCATCAGTAGGGGTCGTATATGGTCCGTAACGATACCATCCTGTCGCTGATACAAAGTTCCCTGATACTAATTGTTGGATAGTTCCGTAAGCCATATTTGCCTGTGTTCTATTAACCCCATCTCCACTATAAATAGGATAACCTAAAGGCAAATCCATTTCTAATTGATATTGGTTATTTGCATCAACTATTGAAGTAGATGTAATCAATGATAATGGAGAATTAAATGTCAATCCAAATGCTCCAACTTTTGCATAGGTAGCACAATCAAAAATATCCCTTGTTAATATATATAATATTAATAAACTTCCATTTATAGGAATTGGTGGAGTTGTTATTGTAACTGTGTTTATTTTATCTTCTTCTACTAATGGAACTTGATAATAATTGTCAAAAGGTGCTACTGAAGCATCTTGCCAAATACCATCTACATTGATATAGTAAATTGCTGCACCACCGCCTATTCCTGTTAATTGTATTTGTATTTGTCCTCTTACTTTGTCAACAGGTTGTTCATAAAATGTTTGAGTATATGTTAATGTGTCATTAGCGGTTACATATCCTTCAGGATTTGTGTCTACTTCGGTAAATGCAGTAAATCCTACACCATTTGCACCTAATATCATATAAAACCAATCACTTGCCTCGTATGGCTTATTTACTATTGTAACACCACCTCCAGCACCTTGACTAAATGAATCCCATAATGTAGGAAATCCACTTGTTAAATTCTTTAAGTTTGAATTTGATATATAGTTAGGTGAGTAACTAATATCGTATCTATAATTGAAATTGTTATAACCTTTTTTAAATAGCTTCATTTGGCTATTATTAGTAAAGTATAAACCGCTTGTGTTTCCTGTGTATGGTTGTATTTCGCTTAATGTATTGAATGTTCCTGAAGTAACCAATGTTCCACTTGATGTATATTCCGTAAAATATGTATATGCAAAATATGGAGCAGCAGCAAATTCATTAACCGCTACAATATACCATTTGCCATTTGACTGATACAATTTACAACCAAATGACTTTAATATTTTAGTCAAAACAACTAAACAAGTTTCGTATGTTTCATCATCATTTTGGAAGTAAACAGGTCGTAAATAGCTTTGATTAAATGGCTCGTATTGGCTACCATCACCCCTATTTGACATTCCAGCTGCGTAATAAGAACAAGCAGTAATAAGATTTAACCCTGTTGGGAATCCTATTTTAGCCAAACAAGAATATAAAAAATATAGTGTGCTTTGTGGGCTTAATTTAGTGTTCCCAGCTACATTAGTTTCGGTAAATGTAAAAGGAATGTAATCTAACATTCCAAGTCCATCAATAGCATTAAAAGATAATTCTTTTCTACCTGTAGTAAATGAGTATTGTACCAAATCACTTAAAACCCAACCTTGCCAATAAATAACACCATCTATAAATAACTTAACTAAATATTTTCTATCGTTCAAAGTTGTAAAGTCAGGCATATTATCATCATCATCCGTTACATCAATACTGACATTTAATTGACTTGCATAAATAGGTTCGTAAATGTCATCACTTCTTGGGATGTATTGTAACTGTATTGCAGTTGCAGGATATTCAATTACCGCAGCAACTACTTCATCAATATACATTTCAACAACCGCAACTTCATTGTTTTTGGTTGCAGCAGTTATTTGGTATTTTAAGTTATATGCCACCTCTACGTAAATTTAATGATGAATTAGACCTTTGTAATGCTAAAACCAAATCATTGCCTCTTAATACAAAAGAACCATTACCACCCATTCCACCGCTACCACTCATTGCACCTGCACTAAATGTAGTGTTAAGCATTCCCTTTAATTTACTTAAAGGCATAACCGCTTCACTTTCATTTCCTTCGCCTATTAAAGCGTGTGTTGGTCCTGTTACAATTCCACCATCTGCCATTCCTAATGCCTTCATAAAATATCCACCAAAAGTCAATGCTCCAGCAGTTCCAGCGTTTATTGCTGACATAATAGCAGCAAAAATAGTCGCTTGTAATATTGCAGCTACAAATTGTTCAGCTAATCTACCTAACATATTACCTATTGCTTGAAATCCTGTTTGTCCTTGTTGTAAATCTGCATACATTCCCATTAATGCACCTGATACATCATTTGATATTGTATTAGCAAAATCTTCATATTCCTTTTGCGTTTTCTTGATTTGTGCATCGCTATCCATCAACATTTTGGTATTTTTAGTTAAAAACTTACCTAAACTATTTTGAGATTGGTCTCCTAATTCTTTTTTTGTAGTTCTGCTAAATTCACTTTCTTTTACAGCTTCTTTTTTATAAACAAATGGAATATAAGATGTATCTAATTTTTCAAACCTTTTCTTAAAGGTTTCAATATCCATCAATTGTTTAGCCAATTCATATTTTAAATTAGCCCTAAATTCATCTAAAGCATCTATTGTTTTATCTCCACCCTTTTTAACTGTTTCAGGAGTTGGAGTTAATGTTATTGTACTTAATTGCTTTGATGTATCTGCTTCAAGTTTAGCAATATTCTTTTTAATATCATTACCTAAAATATCATATTCATCATTAATTCTATTTTTTTGTTCTGCAACCGATACTCTTCTTGTTGCAAATCCTGTTCCTTCTAATTTTTCGGAAGTAATTTTCTTTAATTCATCATTCCTTTTCTTTTCATTTTTTGCATTTTCTGCATAAGCAATATCTAATTGTGCTAAATTATTTTTTTCTTTAGCAACTGCATCACCTTGCATTGCTGCCTGATTTACTAAAGTTTGATAAAACGCTTTATCTTGACCTAATTTAGCATTTTGAATTGCAGCACTATTACTATATAAACTCTTTAATTGTTTTAATGCCTCTTCTTGTTTTGTTTTATCACCACCTACAATAACATCAGTTAATAAAATACCTTTAGTTCTTTTAGTTTGTTCTCCGCCTATTAGCTTGTAAATGTCATCAGCAGTCTCTTTAAGTTTTTTTCTAAACTCCTCTAATTCGGCAGTTGGTCCTTTAAAGAATGCAGATATTTCTTTACTAAATGTAATCGCTAATGAAGATACTAGACCAATTGCAACTCCAACCCCTGCTGGTCCTATTAATCCAGCTGCCATTGCTTGTAAAGCCTTTTTAGTTCCACCTTCCGTTTTAGCTAATCGTTGGAACGATTCAACCATAGGGTTAAGGTTATTCGCAATACCCATAATCCCATAAGGAGCATCTTGAGCAATCCTTGAAAAGTTTATAAGTGATTGCGAAGCATCACCCATTGATTTTCCTGATTGATTAAGTCTGTCGTTTAAATGAGCAATCTTACCGCTAGTATTAGCAATATTTTCATTTAATGTTTTAATTGTACCTACATCAGTTGTCTTTTTTAAGGTATTTTGAAATTGCCTTAATTCATTTTGTGCTTTTATTAATTCAGCCTCTAATGTAGATACATCCGCATCAATACTTATAAAAAACTTATCAAAAGACTCTGCCATAATATTTTAATTTACTCCGTACAACTTTAAAGTCCTTGCCAATTGGTCTGTTGTTAGCATTACCTTTTCTTCTTCTATTTCCAAATCATCTATCGCTGGTATGTGCCAAAAAGCCTTTATACTTTTGGGTGATTTTTCAGTTGTGTTACTTAAATATACAATATAGGCAAGGTTTCTAGTCCTTGCCCATTCGTTTAACTCTTGTTTTTCTTTACCCATTACGATAATAGAAAAGTCTTTCCAAGTCATATCCCAAAACTCATTGGGTCTTATATTGCATTCAGCAGCCTTCACTAAAATATCATCCCACCCTAACTTTATTAGACTTTTTTTTTTCTTCTTTAGGTGTTCCTTGTACTGTTGTAACTGTATGTTCTACAATGTATTTTAAGTACAAAAGGATTTGTCCTTCAGGGTTAAAAATTCCGCCTATTTCATCAATCCAATCGCAAACATCATCTTCGGTAAAATCAATTTCTTGTTTGTTAGAAATACATCCTGATTTATATCCGATGTATATTAGTTTAACAATGTTATCCAAGTCGTATTGGTTGCTACCTAAAAACTCAAAGTATTTGTCAATAGTTATGTCTTTTGCTTTGCAAAATTCCCTCATTGACCAAGTACCCCATTTTAATTGAATTGTGTTGTTGTTTAGTTTTAATTCAAACATAGGTTATTTATTTACGCTTGTTCAGTTTGTGTTAATGGTGGTACAGTTACTACGAAAGTTGCAGTAAATTTAACATCATCTTTATCAGCAGCATTTACTTCAAAATCGCTAATAAATACTTGACCTGAATAATACACATCACCTGCGGTTGGTGTTGCTTTACCCATCTTCATATTGAAGGCAGTTTTAGCAGCGTGAGCAGTGTACAATTGTTGGTAAGAATCCTTACTAGGACTTCCTGTTTCATCAATTGCAAAACCTTCGCCTTTAAATGATTGTGTAAATGAAGGACCAGCTTGATATTGGTCTCCACATTTAGAAGTTGCATCAATAGTGTTAACAGTTGATGTCATTGAGTTAGTTGTAAGACAAGCAACCGCTTTGAATGTTCCGTCGTTGTCTATGTCAGCGGTAAGGATATAATCTCTTGCTGATACTTTTGTTTCTGCCATTTTATTTTAATTTTGAGTTATTATTAAATTATAAGTTATTATTGTTCGCCATATATTATCCGAAGGGTTTAAACCATCTAAATTTCTAATTGCACCTACGACCAAACTTGAAGCATAAAACCCATTTGCAAGGGTAATATTTGTTTCCGAGTTGATTGCAGCTAGTATTAAATCGCTTATTGTTTCGGCTCTTTTATATCCAAAGTTACTATTTTTTATTACAATGTCAACATCAATGGTAACTGCATTGGTGTAACTGATTTTACCTTGTTCCTGTGCCGATGCTCTGCCTGTCATAATCACATATTCATTTACTCCGTTATCAGGTGCATAACCATCGTAAACAGGCAATGTACTTGAACTTGTCAAATTGGTATAAAACCATTTCTTTATTTCTATATTAGGATTTAACATTCTTTATGACATTTTTTATGTTCTTTCTCAAAATGGGCATTTCACTTTCAAACGCTGGTATTAAGTATGGTCTTGGTCGTAGGTTTACTTTTCTTATTCCTTTGCCTTTAAATTGCATTGCAAAATCCTCATATCCAGCAGGAACGTTAACTGTTCCACCTGTGCCAAATTCTACATAAGGTGCGTATTTTAAACGGCTTCCAACTGTGTATAAAATTCTTTTATCTTTTAATATACTTACTAATTGTATTGAACCAAGTAAAGTACCATTATCAGTTGAATTTGCAGCAACTGACTTTTTTGCTTTGTTTTGAATAGACAATGCAGATGCGTTAACTTCTTCTGCAACTTCCTTTTCTATT